GGCATCGGCAGCGGCCTGGGCATCGGCGGCGGCCTGGGCATCGGCAGCGGCCTGGGCATCGGCGGCGGCCTGGGCATCGGCAGCGGCCTGGGCTGCAGCGGCCTGCGCGGCTTCAGCTGCGGCTACTGCGGCCTGGGCCTGTGCGGCGGCATTCTGGGCAGCAGCGGCAGCAGCACCTGCATCGCCCTGTTTCACAGCCTGTTGAGCAGCGGCAGCTGCGGCGCTGGCTTGCTCGGCCGCTGTTTGTGCGGCGAAGGCTGCACTTTCCGCGACTTGTGCAGACGTCTGCACGGGCGGATACTCTGCGGCGCGCAGCTCGTTCACCAGGTGATCGGCATATGCCTTGTCGGTACGCAGCACATCACCTGCATTCAGTACGCCATAGCGGGAGGTAATCACCTGACCCTTGATTTTCACTTCGACCAATTCCATGTCAGCTCCAGTTGGGATAAGAAGAAAGGGGCAGTTAGCCCCTTTCGGTTGAACAGTCGGAATTAGGCCGGGACCAGGTCGCCGTAGCGGCAAGCTGCCGGCTTCTCGACGGTCAGAGCTACCCGGCGCTCGGCGCGGATCGTGATCAGGTTGTTGGTAAAGTTGTCGGCATCGCTGTCCGACAGCGCAATGCCCACACCCTCGCGCTCGTGCAGCGTGACGGCCTGCGCCAGGGAACCCACCCACACCTTGCCGGTCGGGACAGCGTTGGAGGCAACGACCGGCAGACCGAACAGCATCGGCGGCGCCGACGAGCTGGGATCACCCATCAGGTAGCGGCCGGTGGAGTCCTTTTGCAGGCGAATGATCCACCAGTCGATGATGCTCAGCATGATCACGTCAGCCGGGTAGTCCGCCGCCGCGCAGTCGCCGATCATCTTGCCGATCACATCAAAGCGATTGTTCGCCAGGCCCTGCGCCGACAGCAACGATGCTGTGTAGCCATGCGGCGTGAAGTTGCCGGCCATGGTCAGGCCGCCGAGGTTGGGTGCAGCACCGTTCCCGGACACGATCTGCGACTCCACGCGCATGTTCACACCGTAGATCATGCGGCGATTGATGTAGGCGGCCAGCGCTGCATTGTCCGATGCGAGCTGCTTGGTGATGCGGATCCAGTGCGCGATGGTCTGCACCGGCGAGGTTTTCGGCACGAAGGTGATGGAGCTCTGCGGCTTGGCACTACCTTCGGCCACCTCGGCAGCGTTGTTGACGAAGGTCGACTCCTGGATCCAGTCGATGGCGTTCGAAGTCGTGGGAATCGAGGTCAAGAGGTTCTCGATGGTGAACACGCGCCAGGCGCCCTCCACCAGGCCTGGCCGACGCTCACTGTAAGTGTTCGCCACGGCATTGGTCACCGTGTTCTTCACTTCGGCATGAGTCTTGCCTTGCAGATTGCCGCTCACGAAGTTCTTGTATTGGGTGGTCTCGATGAAGAGCTCGCCGGCCGACTTCACTTCCGGCTCCACCTGATCTTCGCTGCTGGCTTTTTGCTCGATGGCGAGCAGACGATCTGCGAGTGCCTTCTGCTCATTGCCCAGCGCATCGATGGTGCTCTTGGTCTCCTGGGTGACCTTGCCGAGTTCCTTGATTTCGGCGGTGGCCTTTTCGCTGGCCTCGCCCATCTTCTTTTCCACGCGGTCGAGCGCCTCCATGATCTTGGCGTCGGCGGTCTCGCCCATGAAAGCCAGGCCACCGAGACCGGCCATGCCGGCAGCGCCAGTACCGAGGTGCGCCGTGACGAACGCCGCGACATCATAGCCGGCAGCATGAGCGCCGAAAGCGATCAGACCCATGCCCAGCAGGACCAGGGCACGCAGCGGGATGCGGGAGAAGCTGAAGTTTTTCATAACAATCCTCAAAAAAATAGCCGCTCAAGGCGGCTGTGGTTTCGACAAAAAGGGAACGAATTACGGCGCCGCCATGGCCTCCAGGCGGCGTAACATCTCGGCCTTCGCATCAGTCGGTGCATCCCGCACTTCCGTCAGCGTCTTGAACTTGGCGACCACGGCCTGGGCCGCCTGCTTGCTGAACCCGCCTGCATCCCGCAGGAAGTATTCAAGATCCCTGATGGTCTCGACCTCATCGAGCCCATCCAGATTCGATTTCACGCTGGCCCGGTCCAGCAGAGCCTTACCATCAGCAGGGAATGTCACGATTGAGACCTCGGGCAGGCGTGCGACCTTGCGAATGGTCCGCCCCGTCTCGGTGATGTCGAAATCACCCTTCTTCAGTCGGTATCCGATGGACAGGCCATCCAGCGTGCCGTGCTTGATGGCAGCGCGCACCTGGTCGGCAAGGGTGTTGCCCGGCGTGAACTCACCGGCCAACTTAAGCCCATGATCATCTTCAGCAGCATCGACCCACTTACCCATCGGAACTTCATAGGTGTTGTGGTTGAAGAACATCTTGGGCAGACCGTACTGCTTGAGCGTCTCGGCATAGGCGCCCTTGACGATAGTATCGCCATAGGAGTCAACATTGCCAAAGGTGCTGGCGTAGCCCTGGAAGGTCTTGCCATTGTCATCCAGCTTGAATTCGCTCAGTTCCAGCTTCAATACCTTGGTTTCCATGTTTTCTTCCTATTGCTTTATGGTGTCGCCGGAACCGCCCGAGGTCACCTTGACCTTACCGAGCATATCCAGCGGCACCAGGTTGGACTGAGCCGTGAGCTGATCGCCACCGGTCATCGGCGGATCGTTCTCTAGCTGGCGGACCTCGTTACGGGTCTTGATACCGTTCTGCACTGCCTTACCGTAGATCTCGTAGCGGTCCTTGATCGAGGCACGCATCAGCGCATCGAGGCTGATTTCCACGGTCATGGTGGCACGCTGCATGGGCGTCAGCACTCGCTTGGTCACGGCCTGTACGATGTTCACCGCGAGTGGCGCCAACGAGAGCGTGTAGAAGCCGTCCTTGATTTCGAAGATCCCCGAGCCCCACGATGTCACGTTGGCGTGATGTACCAGGACGGGCGGAACATCGAACCAGCGACAGATCTCCTCGACGCCGTACTTTCGTGTCTCAAGCAACTGCTGCTCCATCGGCGTCAGCGAGAGCTGCTGGTACTTCATGTTGGCCTCAAGAAGATGCACGCTATTTGTGGATCCAATGGCCAGATCCGCAAAGTTCTTCTTCACTGCTTTCCGTTGCTCTGTGCTCAGCACCTTGTCCAGCATCAGCACACCTGTCGGCTTCCCTCCGTTGCCGAAGGTCTCTGCTGCCGAGGCCTGCGCCTTGCGCATTTCATCGGTCGTCGAACGCATGAACTCCAGCTTCGAGAGGCCTGTGGTCCCGTTGCCCAGGTTCTTCAAGTGCAAGACGGTTTCAGCGGCATATACGACCACGTTGGCGCCGAGGGTGTACTTGTAGACCATGCTGCCGTCCTCAAGGACGATTGGCTCAACCTGGTCAGCCGGCATCGGCCACAGCGCGACAGCCTCGCCGCTCGCAGCTCGGTCGATCCGTGCGTAGGCGTTGCCGCGCAGATCATAGTTCAACATCATTGCGCGCCAGAACTCGAAGGGCGTCATCCTGGAGTTCGGTGAATCGTGCAACAGCTGGTAGAGCCGGTCCGTTCGCGAAGCCATCGTACGCGCGCCGCTGTTGTTTCGATAAACGAAGATCGGTAGGCTCGCCAGCAAGGAACCGCGCCGGTCCACGCAGGCCCAGACCGTACTGATCTGGAGAGCCGCGTCAACTGGCGTCATTGCGGTTCCGGGCACCAGCGCGACCGTCGGCTCCATGCGCTGCATGCCCTGCGTCTCTTCCAAGGCCGAGCCCCGCCACCAGCGAGTCATGGCGCTAAAAGCATTGATAAGGTTCATGTACGAATCGGGTCATTGAGGAAGCTATCGATATCCTCCTCGGTTTCAAGGGACATCGTGCCGGCGACTGCCATCACACCAGCGACGATGCCATCCACACGTCCACGCGCCTTCTGCTTGGTCACCTTCCGGTTGCCGGCAGCGTCACTATCCAGCACCGCGTTACCGGCGTTCCACGTCATCACCGGATTACCGTCATGACGCATCTTTTCGTCAACGAGGAGACGCTCGAACTCATCGACAGCAGGCGCCATATCTTTCATGCCCTGGCCGAACGGCTCAAACGGTGGCAGGGACACGTCCTCACGCTCCGCCAGTTGACGGTAGTCCTCCAGGCGCCAGCGGTCGGCATTGATGTGCCGGAGCTCGAACATCGCGGCCAGCTCTGAAACCTTGCGCAGCACCGCCAGCTTGTCGACTGCCTTGCCCGGCAGCGCCTCAAGGTGACCGGCCTCACGCCAGGCCACGTAGGGGACGCGATCGCGGTGCCCCTTCGCCTCCAGGTTGTCCCCAGGGAGCCAGAAGAAGGGGATCAGTCGCACGTACGGATCGTCCTCCGTCGGATCCAGCGACACGACAAACGATGTCAGATCCTGCGTGCTTGACAGGTCAAGACCAGCTGAGCCGGAGCGGCCGTAAAACTGAGTCCGGTCGACCATCCCTGGATCCTCGCAAGCGAACCATGCTTCCGCCGCCAGCCACGGCGCAATCGCCCCGGTCCACATGCAGAAGTTCAACCGCTTGACCAGCGCCTCCTTCGAGGGCATGCCGCGCGCCTGGGTGACCTGTTCGCGCAGATACTTGATGCCTGGAATGCCGTGGTGAAGGCTCGGATTGGCCTTGGCCCAGCAGGATTCATCCTGGAAGGGGTCATCGTCCTTGTCGAGACCGCAGATGTAACCGAAGAAGCTGTCATCGCTCAGCGTGCCTGCGCACACCTGGCGTCCGTACTCATGATAGTCACCGCACACCGACGTCATGTCGCTGCCGGAATTGGTGATCATGAAGATCAATGCCTGGCGCCGGCTCTTCGTGCCGGCACGCATCATTTCGACTACCGTGGCGGTTTTGTGCTCATGGATCTCATCCAGGATGCCCATGTGCGGGCGCGGCCCGGACTGCCCATCGTCGGCACTGATCGTCTTGAAGAAGGAGGACGTGGCGTGATACGCCAAGTTGTATTCCTTCCCCTTGCTACCCGATGGCACCAAGCGCTGCCGCAGCCGCGGGGACTGGTCATACATCGCCACCGCGTCGCGGAACAGGATCTGCGCCTGGTCCTTCTTCGTCGCTGCAGCGTAGATCTCGGCACGCTGCTCGCGGTCGGCGGTAAGGCCATACAGGCCAATGCCGGCAGCGAGCGGAGACTTCCCCGACCCCTTGGCCGTCTCTACATATGCGACCCGAAAGCGGCGCGTGCCGTCATCGGTCTGCCACCCGAAGAGGCTTCCCAGCACGAACGCCTGCCAGTCGAGCACCTCGAAGGGCTTGCCCTCGAACTTGCCACCGTTGAGCACCAGCACTTCTTCGAAGAAGGCGATGACACGCTGCGCCTCGGCCAGATTCCAGTGCAGGCCTCTCGCCGCCCCTTCTTCCAGGTCTTTCAGATGACGCCGACATGCCGCCCGCACGTGCGGGCCGGCCACGATCCTTTTCTCGACAACGTCCTGGGCGTACTGTGTGCAGCGGTCAATCTCAGTCGAAGAATCGGTCTCGTGCATCGCGCTCTTCCGTAGCGAACAACTCCCCCTGGGGGGCGCGCCAGTCATGCGCCGCGCGCGCGGATGGATTCATACCGAACGATGCGCCCGCCTTGTGCATGCGCTCCTCGGCACGGTTCGCATTCTGCATCCAGGCAGAGATCTGCTTGTAACCGCTGGGGGTGGTCTCAACGTAGCCCGAGTCTTCCTGCGCCTTCTTGATCTTCTCGCGGAAGAACTTCCAGTCGGCATAGGCCTGGCAGTAGACGGCCAGCTCGGCCCGGTCGACCCGCGCCACGTTGCCCATCAGCGCCAGGTCACCGATGATCCGCTTCCACTCGGCCTTGGCCGGCGCTGTGAGGAAGGTCGGGCACTCGGGCAGCGCCGAGGCCGGCACCGCCCCCTTCGCGCCGGCACCCAGCAGCTGGCTCGCGGGCAATTTGCTCGGATTTCCGTTGATCAGGTGGAGCGCCGCAGGCGTTTTGCGACGTCCGGAGTTTTGATTGCCAGCCATACTGGCCTCCTATTTCATCAGATACCCCCCTCCCATATTTCCCGATTTTGCGAGAAACGGGAGGCGAGCGGTCAGGAACGGGCTTTCGCGGGACTTTTTACCCGCCCTACCCCTTTTTTCCGGGCAGCTCCGCAAGTCACCAGCGCCGCCTGGAGGGCTCGAAGCGGCCCGAGATAGGCCCTCCAGGCACGGTAGCTGCGCCAAAGCCGAACGGGCCAAGGCCGAAGGCGCAGTTGGACGGCCATGGGCTTGCACCCGGCCACATCATTTTGCTGATCTTGCATAGGATCCCCAATGATGATTCGGATCGAGGGGCATGCCCGACTCATCGCACCCCCTCGCCACACCACTCTTTTCCATCTGCTGCTTTATGCTGTCGTGACAGTGCTTGCACAGCGACTGAAGGTTATCCGCATCGAAGAACAGATCTTCATTCCCGCGATGCGCCTTGATATGGTCAACGACGGCCGCCGGCCGCACTACACCTCGGTCGGCACAAAAACAACACAGCGGATCTTTCTGCAACTGCTTGTAGCGAAGCCGGTACCACCGCTTGCCTTGATAGAGATGACGGTAAGCAGCTGCTGCCATATCCGCACTCTGCCCGCACTAGGCTTCGACGAACGAGCTCGACTCTGCTAATGCAGCATAAGCCGGGCCCGAACCGAAGCTCTCGTGCAGACCGTCGATGGTGAACTCTTGGCACCCCATGAACGCTGTCACATTGGTTACCGCCGTGCCTGCCGTTCCTGCGCTGCCGCCAGGCACACCCTTCAGCGAAAGCGTATTGGCATTCACATAGGAAGCAAGCATCAGCAGGTTGCCCCCCGATGCGCCGGCCCCAGGGATATAAATCATGTGGTCGCTGTCCGAAGCAGAGACTGCTCCACCGGACACAGCGACCGTAGAAGATCCAGCAGTCGTGCTGACGGTGATGCTTCGCGCGCTCGGAAGAACCTTGAAGAAGCCCGTTCCTGCGTCGCACACTGCCGCGAAGAGGTCCACCATCTTTGCGTATGCCGACGCACTCTTCCGCCAAGCATTCAGAGCCGCCACCGCAGGAGCGCCTCCACCAGCGAGGCTCTGCCCTGCAATCGTTGTCCACTGATCGGTCGAGGACGTACGGTTCGGCAGCGTGACTCCAGCGATCCGCTTCCCCGCGATGCTTGGATGAGCGAGGAATGCCTGTTCCTTTGTGATGATCGATGATGCATCGCTCGCCGGAGCATCGTTCGTGCCGAGGCCGTTTGCGATCCCTGCACAATATTGGAGGTACGCCTTCCGCTTATCCCAGCTACTGGAGCTGGTGAAGTACTCCATCCGGTCATTCGACTCGGAAAGGTTGATGAACGCATTCGCGATCCCAAACACACGCTCCAGCGGGCCGACCAACAGGTCCGGCGTTTTGGAGATATCGCCGGATTCCGGCGCCGAACGAGAGTCGCCCAGCAGAGCAACCGAGTTCCGGCGACTGGTCGGGGCGATCAAGCATGTCGGCTTAAGCCCGAAGCCCGTGCCCAGCCAGATCACGTTGTCCGAAAGGGCAGCTCGCGCCGCTGGGGATGCATCCATGTAATCGATGCTGGTCGTACTGGAATTGACAGTCGAACCGTATGTCATGTCATGCGTGAAATCACGGGTCCAGTTCACACTCGACCCTCTCGTCATGCAAAGCTGACCACCTGCACCGGAATCGCCATAGATCCACATCCAGAACTTTGATCCGAATGGGATAGGCGCTGTCAAATTCAAGGCGTCGGAAAGAATTTTTCCACCGGAGGCCATTACGCCACGAACGGCCCCAGAGAATTGGAAGTGCTGCAACACACCGGAACCAATCGGAAATTCGATAGCAGCTCGAATAGTTGCCGTGCTCGGATTGGCCGTCTCCAGCCGACTATAGGAGTTTTCGAACCCTACTTGCAGACCGGTGAAGAGCGTGTCCATAGCGGTCATCTCGACCCGACTCTGGATCTGCGTATAGCTGCGCGTAGTGGGATAGCTGCATCGGGTCGCAACTTGGAGCACTTGTTTGGGCTTCGGTTTGACGGCGTTTGAAGGCGCCGACTGAGCTCCGTAGGCTGCCACCGCCGTGTTCTTCGCGGCCACCGTCACATATACCGGGACATCATTTGCCAGTCCAGTGATCGTCAGAGGACTAGAGCTACCGACAACCGAACCCACCAACGAGCCGTCGGACACCTTGTACGCATTCGCCTGGTAGCTCTCGATAGCAGCGCCACCGATGTCAGCCGGTGCCCCGCAGGTGACCATCACCGAGGTATCGCCAGGAGAGGCGACCACGGACGTCGGGGCACTGGGGCTCGACGCAGGCACCTTCACGCCTGGGACGACGTACGCCAGCCCTGTCACTCTACAGTCGATAGCCAGGCCCCTGTCCGATGCCAGCTGGGTATAGGTCGCAGCGGTTTGCCCTGCAATATCGACACCGTCGCGCGTCCACTGGTAGGCGGTCGCGCCATTGACTGCGTACCCCGATTGCGGTGTAACAGACAGAACGTAGCCCGCTCCTTTTGTGCCGGTTATCACGAAAGGCTTCTTCGCGAGGCCAAGCACAGCCGATTCAATCATTGCAGAAAGAATAGTCATGGTGCTTTCGTCCACTTCGAGATATTCACCTTACCATCGCTGTAGACGATGGATTTCAGGAATACCGTCCCATCATCACGGGTCGCTTTGATGCTGATCGGCCGATCACTCGAATCTTTCGTGATCTCCACATCGCACCATTCCGTCCATGTATCGCTAAGCCCCAGAGGACTGTTCGCCTTCATATCGACATACATGCGCACCACCGAATAAAAAAAGCCGCGAGGAATCGCGGCAAAGCTCCCGACCCAGCCTATGAAAATCGGAAGAAGGAGACTCATTGCAGACGTCTGCACCCGCAGAACGTCGGGATCTGGCTAGTCCGGTTCGGCGAGCAGCTGCTGCGCGAACTCACCTGAGACATCGATGTCGAGGCAGACGCCGACGCAGGTAATGACGGCCTCGACCTTGTTATCAGCAATGATCGGACGCAGCTCGATGCGTGTCACGCCTGGCACGATAGTACCGTCCGGCATAACCAGGCGCGTTCCCATTCCATTGCCATCGCTGACGATCTTGAGCATTGAAGCCTTCTGCGTTTCCATAAGCACCTCGAAAATGAAGAGCGCCGGCAACGGAAGCTTCCGGGCCGGCGCGCTGATTCGGAAAGCTGAATATTGGACGTCTGCAGTTCGTTGTTGGTGGCCGCGTATGGCGGCGGCCTCGCCAATAATTCAGGCGAAAAAAAACCGCGCAGCGGATGCTTGCGCGGTTTTTACGGACTTTTGACGTGTATCGGAAACGGACTATATATTGCCGCGATTTGGCAAGCAAGCTTTTTTTAATCGGCTGTGGATAACTCCAGAGCCGTCCTGATCTCGCCGAGTGCCTCAAGCTCCAACACCCTGAGCTTGTCCTGGATCTTTTTCTGATGATGACGCGCGGTCCGCAGGTTCATGTGCACGCGGTCTGCCGCGTCGGTCACCGAGACCTTTTTGTCAAAGTAATTCATGATGATCGCCTCTCTGACATTTGCGAAGGACAGGCCCGAGACCTGGAATGCAGACCACTCCCGCAAGAAGACTATCGCCTCGCGCCACTCTGGAAGCGGGCGCGTACCCTTGCAGCAAGGGCACTCATCGTATTTCGCCGAGAACCGAGCCACCAGGCAGTGACGACGATCATCCGCAAGGCGATCCAAGCGCTTACGAATGATCCCAGCCTGTGCCGCACCATCAACGGAAACAAGACCTTTTCCCCTGCCGAGGGCCTCCAGGCTTCCCAGTTTGGACATGGGCGACAGCGGATACTGCTGACTCTGGAAGTTGAAGGCAAAGGTCAGTGCCTCATGCTCATTGCGGAACAGGTCGTTGATATCGAGCCCAAATTCGTAGTTCATTTTTCCCTCGCTTGATGTTCACCGGACTTGCCCGGCCCAATTTTTAAATCACTGCCACCCTGGCTGCTGGCGTAATCCTCGGCATATCGATTGCCAGCAGCGTCAACTCTGATTGCCCCGACTGCCGGAGGCAGCGGCGTTCCAATTTCATGACCTCCCTCACTGGCGAAGAAGACTGGCTCGCCACGCACCCCTCTGCGCAACTGCTCATTGATCTCCGCCTCTCCAAAGGCCTGCCGCAGAAGATCGATCCAGGCGGCCACCTTCGGCATTGCCTCACGTGATTTCATCGCTTGCCTTTCCTACCCTTCACACCGTTAACATGACTGCCAACATGCTGAAACCCTTATATTTATTGAGTTTGTTAACAGTATTAATAGTGTGAAGAGTAAAAATTGATATCCAAGACGCATTAACATTTGCTCCCCTCGCACGTGCGCGCACGCACACACATGAAGGCACCTCAAAAATCTGTTCATACTGTTCACACTGTCAATAAAGCCTGATTTCATGCGGCTTTCAGCGTGTTGATAGTTGCGGACGATGTGAAGGGCTGACCGTTAACTCTCGTCCGGCTGGTCATACACGTGGCGATAGCGGCGCAGATCCTTCTCGAACATGTCGCAGGCGTTCTTGACGTAGTCCTGCAGCGACTGGCCCTCCTGAGGCTCTCCCAGGAGATAGACCGTACGCTGCTTGAACGCCTCGCCGAACTCATACTTCACGATGCGGTCCTGCAATGCATCACCGGCAATCCGCTTGACCTCAGATCCGAATCGGGTTTTCGTGGGCGTATAGCGCTCTCCGTTCAAGGTGCACCATCGCTGGAAGGCGCTGTAGAGCTGCTGCGAGCTGCAGGTCATGAATGGGACCGGCAGCGCCTGGTCTTCCCACTCACGGTAAAAGCGCTCTGAGGGCGAGAGCCCCAGGCTGATCAAGTTCTGCTTGGCCTGGTTCATGATCGGCTCTGTGTGGGGCGTGAAGCCGGCAAGGTCGACCTCGTGCTTCAGGTAGTGGAAGAAGGCCTCCATGCCGCCGTCATTGAGCTCCCTGCCGACATCGGCATAGAATTCTTTCTCGCGCTTGGGCGGCGTCCAAAGCACCAGGTAGCGGCGATCCGTCTTATCCAGGGCAAGCGGCTGCAGCTCGTTGGAGAGGAAGACGAAATTCATGTGGTTCGCCTCGTACCGCACGGACAGGTTCTTGGGATTGATCGGCAGCTCATCGCCCGAGATCATCTTCTTCATCCGGCCCTTGAGCTGCTTGAGCTCGTTGCGCGTGACCACCTCATCACAAACCAGGAACAGTTTGCGCGAGGCCCACTCGTTGAAGGGACTCTCCAGCTCGGCGTCACCGATCACCCAGGAATACTGGCCGTAGATCTGGCGGACCACCTTTTCCCAGAACAGGTTTTTCCCCGAGCCCTCATCGCCATGCATGATGATGGCCGTAGCCATCTTCGCGCCTGGATGCTGGAGCGGATAGGCAATCCACTTGAGCACCCAGGTGAACATCACCTCATCGTTGTTGCAGAGGTGCTTGAGGAGCTCCAGGATCTTCTCGCACCGCCCCCTTTTCGGAACGACGTCGAAGCCGTCGTACATGTTCACGTGCGTGACCTCATCCACCGTTTCGGTCGGATCGAAGACCAGATTCTTGATGTTGATCATCTGTCGGCGCTTCGTATTGAGCCAACCCTTGACCACGTCATTGCCATAGGCCAGGCGCAGAGCCGTGATCTCGATCTGCATCTTGCTGACGCGGTCCCAGGCAGTGCTGGTGCCGTACAGCAGCACGAAGTTATCGACCAGGTACCGCCACTTCTCTAAGTATTCAGGATCAGGCTCATCCCCATCACCCTTGGCCTTGCCCTTTCCCCTGCCCCCACGCCCGCCACCGGCGCCCGAGGCTTCGCCATCCTTACCAGGCTCCGCGTCGTCCTTGCTTTTTCGTTGCTTTTGCCCTTCGGGGGCGGGAGCCCCCGACCGACTTTCCTCCTCGGGGGAGCGGGGGACAAGGGAAAGCCGAGGGCCGGCCGCGACCGCCTCGCGTGCTGGCACCTCCGGAGCAATCGCCTCGATGATGGCAGCGGAGATCTGCTCGGAGACCGCCTCCAGGCCTTCGGCCTGGTGCAGGTCGTTGAAGTCGGTCAGCTTGTTCTCACCACGCTCCCGGAATAGTGGCTTCACGACCGAGGCATTGCCGACCTCGAAGGCCGCAGCATGGCAAGCAGCCAGGCCGGCGTTCTCGAAGCGAATCTCTTTGATGACGCGCCCGCACCGGATCTCCACATGCAGATAGGCGACGGACTGGCGATCAAAGCGATACTCCGCGCAGATCTCAGCCAGGTCGCCACGAGCAGTCTTGACCTTCCGCCACTCACCATCGACGGCCGGCGCCGGCTCAATGCCGAAATCCTCGCGCAGCCGCTCTTCGTAGCGAAGCTCCAGCTGGAAGTCATCGTCCGCCAGGAATAGCAGGTGCGCATCGGGGAAGTCTGCCCGGAGCTTCCGGGCGATATGGAGAATGTTGCCGGCGTCGAAGGCGACCATGACCGGAAGGTCGTGGCTGTGTTTTTCGGACAAGGCCGCACCCATGCGCGCTGACTGGCACGTCGCATAGCCTTCACCGACAGCGATGATCGGCGCATCCACGGCGACGCCGAGCAGGAAGCCAGCACCGATCTTGTCGAGGCCCTTGTTGTATCGCTTCTCGCCGCCATGCGAGATCTTCTGCAGGCCGACCAGGCGGCCGCCTTCATGGGAATAGTGCCGCATCGGCACCAGGAGCTGCCCTTCGCTATCGACGCGCAGCCCCTCAGCGACGACACCCTTACGCACCAGGTAGGGATGGGATCCCGCATCATCCTCGACGGCAGCTGACCACTGCCCCTTCGCGCGGTTCGCTGCCAGGCGCGCAGCATTGGCACGATCAGCAGCAGCCTTCTCCTCGAAGGCACGCTGGCGCTCCTTATACTCTTCGACATCCTCGGCTGAGAATCTTTCCGACTCGATGCGGACGGGGACCGTATTGTGATTGCTGCCGCGATTGATGCCGAAGTAGCCAGCGACGACTTCTTTGCCGGACTTCAATGTGAACTTGCGGAGTGAGTACCAGCCCTTTTTCTTAGGACCGAAGCGTAAGACTTTCTTGGAATTGAAGATGGGATGTCCAACTGGCAGTTCTGGCAGCTGATGCTCTCTCATCAGAGCGATGACTTCAGCCTCAAAATTCATGCCTGGCGTCCCTCGGCAGCATCGTGCCCTTCTGCCGGACAGTAGATCGCAAACATCAAGCCCACCAGCTCGCGCACGGTCTGATGGATTTCGTCTGCAGTGATTTCAAGCTGCGACCGCTCCCGCTTGTCGATCTTGTTATCGGAGGTGAACTCCACGTATTGCTGCGAGAGCCGGCCCAACTCTTGGTATAGCTCCTGGAACTTGTCGTGAAGCTCCTCACGATCCACGCTGCCAGGCTCGACCAGCTTATAGAAAACGCCACCGGCATCGGTGGCGATTGCCTGGGCCAGCAATGTCGTGCCCGAGGTTTTTTGCATCTGCACTGCGAGATCCAGGCTGACCGACTGACCGCGCCGCTCATAGACCCGATTTTCGAGCGCGTCACGGGTCATCCCCATTGCGGCGGACATGCTGTCCCATCCGCCTGGGAACGCCTTGATCATTCCCAGCAACGCCTGCCTTTGGTTCACAACGATTCCCCTTCAGTTGTGGTTTTGAGATTTTTTCTCACGGACTATGCTTCGCCCCATCAGTGAAAATCGTGAGGGAGAATGGGCATGAAAGCCGAGAGATATTTGGTGCTGGTCCACCTTGCCGCCAAGCCGACCCGCAAGCACCTGACCGATGTCGCCATACAGCTTGGAGCGACAATCAAGAGCAACTTGCGTCAGTGCGAGGCCGTCTGTCTGACGGCGACCTCACTCGCCTTCGTGGGCGAATCACCCTTATCAGCCGATTCGCTGTTCCGCCAGATGGCAGCAGGTCTCCACTCCGGTGACAACTTGAGCGTGCTAGCACTTGGCAACGAATTTGCGACTACGCATCCAGGGCTCTATGCATGGGCTCGCTTGCGGTCAGCGCAGGAACATCGGATGCCAACTCCGGCCAGATCTCCTGCCAATCCACAGGACGCAACTCGCGCCGAGTAACTTCCCCGTTCGTGGCACGCTCGATTCGCACACACATCAAGGGCTCAATGAGCGTTCCACGTGCACGCCAGTTACTTACAACGGACTGGCGCACTCCGATTTGGTCCGCCAATTTGGAGACCCCTTGAGCAACAGCAATCGCTTTATCTAGTGGTTTCATGACGGCATTTAATCACTGTAGTGATATTACCGTCAACACCCAAGTGATTCACACAAGTGATTTAATCCGCGCATGAACAAAGAAACCCTGGGCGCACGGCTTCGCGCCACCCGAAAAGCCAAGCAACTGACGCAAGCACAACTTGCGCAAAGGGCCGGCTTGACCCAGGGCACAATTGGCAATATCGAATCGGGTATCAGGGGGTACGGGGAAAGCCTGCTGGATATAGCCAAAGCATTAGGGGTCACTCCAGCGTATTTGCGCATGGAGACCGAAGTACCGCACGAAGAGGCGGCTTCCAACGACAGCGACGTGCCAGCGGACCTGTCAGCGCGACAGGTTGCATTACTGCAGTTATTTGACGGACTCACGTCCAAACAACAAGATGAAGTGATCAAGACTCTTGAGGCTACGAAACAAGCCAACTTTGAGCTGATCGAGGAGCTAGCCCAAAGGCGGCTGAAGTAGATCTCACTCCCGCCCTTACCCGTCGCCTGGCCAGAACATGCGATGCGGCCTCTTGCAACCTACACGTTCAGTTGCCACAAACACATCAAACTCAATTTCACCGAGACAAAATATCACTGAAGTGTTGAATTAATTAATCACTTGAGTGATACTCGCTCCCGTGTTCGATCACTGGAGCGATAAATGCCCGTCCCACAAATCCATTCCGGCTCTACAGCCCTGCCCAAGTTCTGCATTCACTGCGAACACTGCAAGCACGGCAAATATTCCGAGGCAGCCTGCACTAATCCGCGCGCCGCCATCATCGACCTCGTTCACGGCTTGCGCGCACCGCAATGCTCGGAGGCCCGCAAGTCGCAAGGAAAATGCGGCCCCGATGCGAAGCTATTCGCCAAGCTTGTCGGCAATGCTGTGAGCGGCGTCAGCCAAGGTATTTAGGCCTGGGACTGCGCGATGACTAAGCATGCTTGCCAAATACTCGGTCGCGGAAGCTTGAATAAGAGCCGCGACGATCTGCGGATATTTTTCTGCAGCCCCTTCGCCCCACTTTTCCTCAACGGCCCGAACAGCCCTGAGGAAATAGTCTTGCGCCCCTTGAGCGGCCTTCTCTCCCAGCTCCGTGTAGCTCATTGCGGTTTCAGCGCTCATTTCAATTCCCATCAGTGTTTTTCGGACATCCATTTTGCCATGGAGGCCTCAATGCACTTTCCGCTCCGTAAAGCGGCTGCTTTCCAGCTCCCGCCCAAGTTCAACTTCCTCGCGGGTCGCCGTGCGCCGCCCCCCCGCGACTGGCCGCTTGGCCATACCCCGACTGAAGCGCAGACCATCGCAGCCGCAGCCAGCAAGCGAGGCGCCAAATGACTCGCTTCCACCTGGCGCCGGAATCCGAGGCACGCTTCCGCGCTATCACCCATAAGACCCTCCATGTCTCGCACGTGCGCCACAAGTGCGCATGCGGCAAACAGACCACCGCCAAGGCCTTGACGCAGTACGGCCATTGCGTGATCTGCCAGAAGACCGTAGCGAAGCGAGCCGCCAAGATCCCCTTCGGCACCGGCCCCTGCGACCGCAGCGTCCCTGTCTTCCCTTCTGCCTGGACGAAAGCGAGGAATGCATGAGCGCGCCCGAAACCCAGAGACTCCAGGTCTCGACACCGATCAAAGCCCTGCATTTATCGGTATCTCGCTGCGAAACCCGTTGCTGGGCATCCCTTTTCTACACCTCCAAGGCACGCCCCAGCCAAATGCTGGCCTACGCAAGTGGACAAGCACTCGCGAACGCGCGCGTTGAATGCGTCGGCGGCAGTGTTTGGGCTCTGTGGATAGGAGATACGGCGTTCGACATCGCCGCGAAGGACGCTCCGAAGGTTGCCGCGTTTTTGGATTGCCAGATCAAGGAGAGCGCAGCATGAAAGCCTTCCTCGCCACCATTTCGTTTGAGAAGAAGCCCTCCCTGCGCCTCTACTACATCGCCCAGGACTGGCAGGAAGTGCATACGTCTGCACTCGATCAGTTTTGGCCGTGCGCCGTCTCCGTGAGGCCCGCATGAGTATCCGGACCGCCCTCATCCGCTTGATCGCAGCCATTGCGGTCGTCTACCTGCTCCTGATGGCCCAGGCCTTCACCAAGAACGGCCCCGAGCTGGAGGCCTTTGTTGATCTCGGCCGGCAGATGGCCATCGAGGAGAAACCTCCGGTCGATCAGCTGCGCGCCCTCTGCGCTGTCGAGTGGCCCGCCGATATTGCGGGCACCAAAACGGCAGAGGCACGCCGCAAGGCTTGCCGCGCATTTGGCGGGACGGACTGACCATGCGCCGCCTGGATCCCCCTGCCCGTCCCACGATGACGCTCCAGGAGCTGGGCCTTGCGATCACATCGAAGGCTGGCTGCTCTCCGCTGCTCGGCCAGGACGTGGCCCGCACGCTCCTGGATGAATTCAACGACATGCTCGCCGCTGGCTACCAGCTGGGCATTCCGCAACTTTGCCAGCCCGTCAGGCCTGGCTGCACTTACTGGCGCCTCGACATCGAGAACCCTCGCGATGGTTTCGCTGGCGCCGTGATTTTTTGCATTCCCACCGTTCACTAA